AAGCCGGTGATAAAGGTCTTTCAATATTGCTTCATGGATGATTCCAGCAATTTCTTTCATCGTCTTTTTCTCGCTTATGTTTCCGCAGTTGATGATGTCGCTGTCGTTGTACTCTTTCCAGCTGTTCTGCCCCAGGCTGTAGAAGTAATCCGTCCACGCCTCTCCGGTCTTCTTATTGTAGTTCAGCTGCAGATACTCACCGCTGTAGAATCCTTTTAAATTCTTTGTTTCGCCTGCGATCTTCTTCAATCCCTTAATGTTTAAATTTTCCATTTTAGCTCCTTTTCTCCCCGTTTGGCCGGTAGGTCAGCCGTGTGTGTTAGATGTTATATTCTGCTCTGAACTTCGCCTGCTGCGGTGAGTATCTGAAGTAGTTCATTGCGTTCTGGATGTCGATGCAGCTACATCCGGTACTTGCTTGGATGTTGTTGGCGTTGAGGTTGTAGAACTTCCCGCCTTGGGCGATGATTGTTGCCTTTACGATCCGGCGAACTTCTGCGGTGCTTATGGTCTTCGGTGTAAGTCTTCCGTTATTCATATTGTGATCTCCTTTCGGTTTGTTGTTCCCTGTCTGTGATTATATATTAACCCATTTCGGGTTATTTGTCAACCCTTTTCGGGTTATTTTTTGATATTTTTTTGCAATAAAAAAAGAGCACCCCGAAGGGTGCCCCTTGTACTACATGAATGCCTTACGCTGTCCGCTCTCGATCTCTTCCCGGCCACACATACAATAATGCTTGTAATATGCCTCCCAGTCGTCCTCAAACGCTACCATAAGATCCGGATTGCTATTCCGGTATCTTACCGGATCGAACTCTGCCGACGCCTGTCTTGCCTCGTTTATTCCGCAGATCGTGAAATGGCTCCAGAGCTGATCCGTGGTTGTCAGTCCCGCTGCCGGCAGATCCGGATAGCGATTCCCGTAGAATGTCGCGTTGAATACCGGCGACAGGTCCACATCATCGAAGATGTACCCCGGTTGCACCGGTGCAACCAATCGGCTATTGATGTCCTGGGCGATCTTTCCGGATGTCAGCAGATTGTGGATCGTCTGCCCCGGGCATAACGTCGCCACGAACATCCGATGCTCTGTCAGGACTCCGTGTTTTGTACCGTTATAGTTGACCGTTTTGATGTCATTCCTCTGGCAGATATCCACACACAGATCAATCAGGGATTTGTATGCGGCATCACTGATCGGCCACTCTCCGCCCCGCTGGCTGTTGCTGACCTCGATAGTAATTGCTTGATTATCATTCCATGAGCTGCTGGATGTCCAGCTTCTATGGCACTCCAAAACGCTCTGCCCGATCTGGCCATCATTTCCGATGCAATAGTTGGCGGATGCCTTCCGTTTGGCCGGAATAAATCCGTCCACGATGCTCTGTGCCGTTCCTACCCCTGCCGCGTGGTGGATCGTGATCTTGCTGATCGGTGCTGTCCTGCGGCTATAGTTTTTCGTAAAATGTCTGTATGTCACCAGACTACTTTCGCTCATCATCGCCTCCTGTCTCCGTCACATCCTCGGTCTTTTTCTTTAGATTTTTGATCAATTTTTTAAGAAACGGCGGCACCGGCCCGTCTGCGTCCGCTACATTTTCGATGATTGACAGCATCTCATTAAACGCCAGCCAGAGAGCGACCACGACTGCCACGATATACGGCTGCCGGAAGTCCGGCCGCACCTGCTGGGCTGCATAATTTACTAGAGTATCAATCAGCCAACCCACAGCGATCAGCAGATACATTAGCACCTTCTTTTTGAGTCCCTGGAATCCCTTCAGGCTGTCAATCTGCTCTCCGCGCTTCGGAGCCGCAATCAGTGCCGTTATATAGTCAATGATGTTACACGCAAGCAGCACATACACTGGAACTGCAAGGTTTCCCAGGAAGCCGTTCACGGCTGCCAGCACTCCGATCAATACTGCCTGCACCTTTTTGATATTGTCCATCGTCTCCCCCTCATAGCCCCGTGGTTACTCACTGGGCATCGTTCGTTATACTGCCCTTTAATTAATTAATACATCAGAGTTAAACTACTAACCTGTGAATCACTGGTTTTTTCGATTGTTGCACCATTAGATGATGTTTCAAACACTTTCTGGTGTGCAAAATCATACATCGCCATAATTTCATAAAATGCACTATCATAACCAAGGATGATACCGCTAAAGTAACCCGCATTAATAGATGTATTTCTAAATACCACATCATAATTAACTAACAAATAAGACCTCGCTTTTTGTTCGTTAGTCAACTGCAAATATGCATTATTAAGGTGTAACAATGCCGTGCCGTAATCACTATATGCATTAGCCTCAATGTTTAATACAATATGGTCGGGTGACAAATTTGTTAAACCACTCTTTAATGAATCAATATCACCCTCATGCTCGTTGATTGCCCCCACTACGGTCTTATCCGTGGTCTCCAGATTGTTGTCGGTCTTGTCCTGCTTATTAGCTAATGCCGCCGTGATGATGGCATTCTGTACAGGATTGACACTCGTCAAGTCCAGTGCATCATCAATCGCTGGCATCCCTGCTGTGGGGATGCGTTCGCCTGTCTGTTTATCTACAATTCCTACGCTCATAGTAGACTCCTTTCTTTATTCTGTTTTTGTGTATTGTATTGTTAGATATCTACCAGTATCAGTCCAATTGGTATAACAAATCCTTATATAACTCCCATAATCTAATTGAACACTAGGACTCGTTCTAACATTTCCGCTCGAAGACATAAGAATTGCACTTATACATTTACCCATATTAGTGTTTGGCTCTGATGTTGTTTGCCAATTATTATCGATGGTGATATCACTACCGAAATCAATAGTCCTCTCATACACCGTACTGCCATCTATCCACGTCCCTACAATCTTCTCAGACGTAGAGTAGTGATGAGCTAACTGGCCATCGGGTGTCCAAGTACCAGAGCCTGGCTGATCTGTGGTTTTGGTGTATTGGAGTGTAATATCCGCCGTATCAAATAATTGTGACCAGCTTCCGGATTTATTAAAATAATACATTAATTGTCCATTATTAGAATATAAAGTGTCATTAACACTAGTGTTGTAATCGCTCCTATGATTTCCAGAAATACCTCTAAATTCGATATCATGAGTACAAATATTTTTATCTGTACCAAAATTAGAATCAATGATATTATCGGCATTATTTGTTATGCTAATATTTCTATAAGTCTTCTGATACAACGGCTTACCGTCAGTCCATACACCCACCTGTCTCTCTTCCTCGCTATAGATAGTGGGCAGATAGATGTATCTTCCCTCCATAAAATCATCCGTGAACTGATACGTGTCGTATGTCTTTTTCTGTTCCTCTGTGAGTGCATTCCATTCATCAAGCGTTCCGAGAAACTCGTTCTTTACGGCAGACTTGTCGGCTTTATCAGCAAGTGCGGATTCCGTAGCAAGACCTAAATCACTGGCGGTCTTATTGCCGGAAAGAGTTTCACCATTGATTTGCGGCTGGTTGGACAAATCATTGTAGTTGGTGGTTCCACCACCGCCTCCTTTATTTTTATTGATAAGTCCAAGCAGTATTTCATCGCTCAACAATCTATCTTCTGCCATCTCCACGCCCTCCTCACTGTTTATACCAGCTATTGTCAACGCCTGCCAGATACACTTCGCCGGTGCTCGTTACATACACCACGCTATCCGGTGTAAACTTCCATGTCTCATCACACCCCGGAACGTCTGCAGGCACCGGCATTGTCGCCGGCGTTTCATCTGCAAAAAATGTCGCATGGATGTAGTTCTGGTCTGCCTCATAGATCAGTTCGCTTTCTCTCAATTTCATTTTGATTTCCTCCTTACGTGTTCAGATCTGTGAACCATATTTTCTTTATGCGCACTTCTTTCAGTTCGCTTGCATAAAATACGATATAATACGGCGGCGGCAGTGTCGGATCAGTTCTACGCCACATATCAGCGGAGTAATCTATGTATGTATATGTTCCGCCTTGACTAATAGAACCCATCATTACACGGTCGAGTTCATTTCTAGCATCAAGCACCAGTATTTCATACGTTGTATATGCAGCCCACCCGCTTTCATCCGTCTGCGCTATCGTGACGTTAATCTTTGTAGTGTAAGCGATAAGCTGTGATGTGGCTATTATTATTGGCAAAAAAACACAGGAAGCGTTATCATCGGACGATGTAAAAGGGGATGTCATTTTCCTTACAAGCTCCCCGTTCTCAATGATCCATTCCCCTGAATTTGGAGCCATCGCCTGAATGACCTTATGTGCCGATATATAATCTCCGTCGCTCATTGCTGCGGTTCTGGCTTCATAGTAAGTATTCCCGCGTTTTATATCGCTGTCTGTAAAATCAAAGCCACTCCCTACATACAGCGGATTGAACCGTCCATTCTCGAAGTAGACATCAGCAGGCATCGGCACATCTATCGCCTTGATCTGCTTTGCAAAAATATAAGCACTTGAAATATTCATGACAACGTCCCTCCTACCATTTCGAAAGCCACACCAAAGACGTGATCACCTGCTGCCAGGTTGCCGGTCAGGAAGTCCAGCGTCAGGATGTGATCGCCGGTCTCATATGTCTGCGTTAGTGCTGGCTGCTGCACTCCATCGACTGCGTATAATACCGTAAGCGTGGCCGAAGCGCCGGATGCGGTCTGTGCGATGTGAAAATTGATCGTGCTGCAGAACCTCGCCTTGGCGGATTCCGCCAGATTAAAATATGCCGCCATCACGATTGCACTGCTGCCATCCGCAATGCTCGCCGTGCTCTTGGTCTGCGTCTCCACATAGTCGTATGTGATCTGGTCGATCTTTTGCTGCGTCTGTGCTTCTGACTCCCGGATCTTTTTTTCGGCCTGTTTTACTGCTTTGGTCTCGCTGCTCTTGGATACCTGCTCGACCGTGCTTGCTACATCCTCAAACTCCACTCCGATCGTGGCCGACTCGTAGCGATCCAGCAATACATTCCAGGACAGCCGCGATACCTTTGCCATCGTGCTGATTCCTAATGGCTCAAAAATCACCTTGACCGTATCACACAAGTAGATCGGGATGGAAATGTCTGTATCGTCTACATACGACACATCAATCGACACCCTTGGCAGACCGATGGACGATGCCGACAGATATTCCTCCGCTTTTGCCCGCAGTGCCGCCTCATCCGGCGTGCTGGCGAAGCTCGGAGTAAAATCTACCGGCATTATGCGCGGATATGGATACAAGGCCGCTGTCGGTGCAAGAAGCACCTTCTCCGTAAGATCCACATAGTCGCCGTCGCTGTTATAATACGGGTATATGCCGGTGTATGTGTCCTCTAAGCTTTGCACCTGGGTGATGTCGGTGATGTTCTTCCCGTACCGGACCACCTTGCCCCGGTTCTGTCCGCGCTCTTGCCAGATATGCACATCGTACATATCCCACTCGACCTCTGCTCCCCATCTGTCCAGCAGATTGTCATCTATGCCACCGATGATCGCCCTGCAGCTGTCAACTACTTCTGTGTTAAACTCTCCCTCTTCCACGTCCGTATCAAACGTGAACGGATTTGATACAACGCTTCGCATACTTAAAAGGCTCACCACATCCGCGGGGTTGTCCGCTACAAACGGCTCCACCGGGATAGAGGTGAGCTGGTAGGATATATGCTGCGCTCTGATGGTAGATATGCCATCAATCGCGTCAGTCACCTCATAAATGCGGAACGCCTGCTTCTTCGGCTGCTGGTTTGCTCTGCAGTAGATGATATTGCTCATCATAAGCTGCCCGAAGTGCCGACCGCCGACAGGGTATTCCATCGTCAGTTCATAGATGCCGTTGCGTTCCTCCTCTACGAAGCAGGAGATGGCATCCGCAAGTCTTCCAAGTCCGTTCGATCTGAAAATTTGTTCATTTGCTCCGTACAGTATTGGGAACATCTACAGCCTCCACCACCTCGGTGTGATCTCTACTCTTGTCACGCCGTCCAAAACAATGATATTTGCCCCGCTACGGAGTTTTGGGAACTCATCCAGGGAAATATACATATTTGCGTTTGCCACCCCGCAGAAAGCCTCCTGCAAGTCGCAATCGATATCTATATACTCGTAGCTATGAGATGCTATCTCGATCTCTGTGCCGTTCACGGTGATCGTTCCGGATCCGTACACACGGATCAGCGGTTTGGATGGCATATCGGTCGGATTGCTGATGCTTCCCCCTGCCGTGAATGTCGTCACCGTCTCACCGCTTGTCAGGAACCGTTCCGGCCTGCAGTTGAATACCAAATCGAAGCTACCCGCCGCCAACCATCTCACCGGATCGACCACCATTCCCTGTGAGAGTACAGCAAGCCGGAACTCATCCGGGTGGTAAGTGTCTGACAGCCGCACATAGTTCAGCGGCTCCAGCAGCTTGTTCGCCCAGGCTGTCAGGTTAGTCTTAAAATCTTTAACAATAAACGCTGGGTATGTCACCTCAATATTCTTGTACCTTCCGTGGTCGTTGATGATGTCGCCATTTCTTCCGGGCACCTCGATCATCTCACGATCACGGGCAGGGGAATTGAATGCCCCTGTCCCGCTGATATATACGCCATATTGCAGGCTGTTGAAATTGTTAAATGTCAATGAGTTCAGGCCCATGCCGATCTCCTTTGTGCAACGCTTGTCGTGATCCTCCGGTCTACCGCGATCGCCAGGTCGTTGATGTTCTGACCGGGTGCGCCGTTGATCGTGTTGGCGATGTTAAATGTCAATGTCGATGCGTTCACCGGCTGTGCGACTGCTGCCGCCATATCTTCTGCCGCTTTTCTGACCTCCGGAATGTTGTCTCTGATGCCCTTCGTGAATAAGTCCATCATATCCGGTGCAAATGTGTGGAAGTTTGAAAGCGGGCCTTTCTCCGGTTCAGAAAAGCCAAGGAATGCCGCGATCTCTTCTGTGGTTGCTTCGAGTTCGTCTGATAATGCTCCGACCTTTTCTTTGATACCGTTTATGAAACTATCAATCATATCACGGCCCCATGTGAGTGCCTTCCCGGGCAGATCCGCAAGGAACTGGATCGCTTCGCTCACGCCGTCCACAATGGCATCCTTGATGCCTGTTACCTTCTCCACGATGCCGTCCCATATGTTCTGGAAGATTTCCAGTGTCTGCTTTAACAGATCGCCCCAGAACTCAATCGCCTCGTAAACGATCTCGTCAATCTTCTCTCGGATGCTCGCGCCAAGCTCCAGCAATGCCTCGCCGATGCCTGCTACGATCTTCCAAAAGATTTGTATCGAGGTCTTCATGAAGCCTTCAAAGAAGATGATGACTGTCCGGATCGTCAGATCCACAAGGTTCGTGGCGATGCGTTTCAGATCTTCCCAAGCCGCAGTCCAGTCGCCATTTACAAGGTTTTTAACAAGATTTACAACATTTATGATAAAATCGATAAATGTCTGCAGCTGCGGGATAATACCATCAATGACGACTGTCTTGACCATCTGCACGATGTCGGAACCAAACGCCGCCCACAGTGCCTGCATCAGCTCCTGGAAGGCCGTCCACAGCTGCCCGAGTGCATCAACCAGTGGTGCAATCGAGATCTGTATCTCGTTAAATATTCCGGAGATGTCATTCCGGAAGCCCTCATCCGATGACCACAGCGCCGCAAATGCAGCTGCAAGAGCTGCAATGGCAGCGACCACAATTCCGACCGGTCCTGTGAGCGCCGTGAGCGCTGTTCCGATCTGCGGGGCTAATGTCATCACAT